AACCGTAATGGTCGTATGTATCCTATGGAAACACTTCGCCGTGAAGTTGGTAGATACAATGAAAACCATGTTCAGGCAGGTAGAGCACTTGGAGAACTTGGTCATCCTGATGGACCAACCGTCAATTTAGATCGTGTATCTCACAAAATTGTTTCATTGAGAGAAAGTGGATCTAACTTTGTTGGAAAAGCAAAGATTTTAAATACACCAATGGGTAAAATTGCATCTTCACTTATTGAAGAAGGTGTAAAACTCGGTGTTTCATCCCGTGGTATTGGATCATTAAAGCAGACCCGTGAGGGTGTTAACATTGTCGGTGACGATTTTATGTTAGCAACTGCTGCTGATATCGTTGCTGATCCTTCTGCACCTGATGCTTTCGTTGAAGGTATTATGGAAGGCAAAGATTGGGTATGGGATGGCGGCATTCTTCGTGAGAAGTATGCAGAAAAAACATACAAACAGATTAATACGTTAGTAGATCAGAAGCAACTTGACGAACAAAAGTTAAGTATCTTTAATGATTTCCTCACGAATCTTTAATTTTATAAATAAATATAGTTTTAATACGGAAAAAACGGAGAGTTCACATGTCTCGTGGAAAACAATTACAAGAAATGGAAGTAAAGACACCCCAATCCAAGACAGCTGTAAATGCTGGAGCACAACCTGCAGAAGCTATGCCTAAGCTTACTACAGGTGGTACTCCTCCTACTTACGAAGATCTTGGTGGTCCTACCCCAGAGAATTATAAAGTCGATGATGATTCAGCAAAGCTGAAGACTCCCGGCGGAACTCTCAAGCAAGTAAAAGACGTTGTAAACAAAGGCGCAAAAGCAGCAGATTCTATGAAAGGCATGAAAGAAGAAGAAGTAGATCTCTCTTCTGAAGAGACCATCGAAGAAGAGGAAACCTCTACTGAAGAAGTGGTTGCAGAAGAAGAAACTGTTGCTCATTATGATGTTGAAGAGGATGTAAATGCCCTCCTCGGTGGTGAAGAACTCTCCGAAGATTTCAAAGAAAAAGCAAAGACTATCTTTGAAGCAGCAATCAACTCTAAGGTTGCTGTCGTTAAAGAAGAACTGGAAGCGCAGTATCAAGAAAAGCTTGCTGAGGAAATCGAAGCAGCAAAAGAATCACTCTCTGAACGTGTTGATTCTTATCTTGAGTATGTTGCTGATGAGTGGTTCGAAGAGAACGCACTCGCAGTTGAAACCGGACTTAAGTCCGAAATGACCGAATCATTCCTTGAAGGAATGAAGGGTCTTTTTGAAGAACATTATGTAACAATCCCTGAAGATAAGTATGATGTGCTTGAGAGCATGGTAGAAAAACTAGATGATATGGAAACCAAACTCAATGAGCAAATTGAGAAGAATATCTCACTCAACGGTCGTCTTTCAGAGGCAACTGCTGATGGTATCTTGGATCAAGTCTCTGAAGGTCTAGCACAGACCCAGAAAGAGAAGCTCGCCTCACTTTCCGAAAGTGTAGAGTTTGAAAGTGAAGGTCAATATCGTGAAAAACTGGAAACACTTAAGGAGTCATATTTCTCCGATAAGAAATCCCCAGTAGCAAAAACCGAAACCTTATCCGAAGGTGTGGATGAAGCTGGATCTGAGTCTTACTCAAATTCAATGGATTCATATCTGAGAACGCTAAGTTCTTTCGGTAAGCAAAACTGAATTTAACATTAAATCAAACTAAACACTTAAAGGTAAAAAGCAAATGTTCCAATCCGAACATCTGCAGGAAAAGTGGGCACCCCTTCTCAATGCTGAAGGATGCGATAAGATTCAAGATTCTCATCGCCGTGCAGTAACCGCTGTCCTGTTAGAAAACCAAGAAAAATTCCTTAGAGAGTCTTCCTCCTTCAATGCAGGTGGAATGCTAAATGAGGCAGCACCAAACATCAATACCCAATCAGGATCAAATGCAGGTTTCTCTGCTAATGCATCTTCGCCTGTTGCTGGTTTTGACCCCGTTCTGATCTCCTTGATCAGACGCTCTATGCCTAACCTGGTCGCATATGACCTCGCAGGCGTACAACCAATGAGTGGTCCTACTGGACTTATCTTCGCAATGCGTTCGAAGTACACCTCACAGGCAAGCGCCAACGAGGCATTCTTCAACGAAGCAGATACTGGATTCTCTTCACAGAATGATTCCTTCAACAGGACTTCTGGAATGTCCAGCGAAGCAGCTGGTTTTGGTACTACTACTTCATCTGTGAGTAACCCCAGTGTACTGGACCCCACTGGAAGTGACGCAAACCAGGCGCTCTACAGCGTAGGTCAAGGTATGCGTACCGATGATGCTGAAGCACTCGGTGATGCCGCTGGTAATGAGTTCAACCAGATGGCATTCTCGATTGAGAAAGTCACCGTTACCGCCAAGTCACGCGCCCTGAAGGCTGAGTACAGTTTAGAACTGGCACAAGACCTTAAGGCAATTCATGGTCTTAACGCTGAAGCAGAACTTGCTAATATCCTCTCTACTGAAATCCTTGCGGAAATCAACAGAGAAGTTATTAGAACCATCTACAAGATTGCAAGACCTGGTGCAGCAACTAACGTTGCAACTGCTGGTGAGTTTGACCTTGACATTGACTCCAATGGACGTTGGTCTGTTGAGAAGTTTAAAGGTCTTCTTTTCCAAATCGAGAGAGATGCGAACGCAATCGCACAAGAAACTCGTAGAGGAAAGGGCAACATCATCTTGTGCTCTGCTGACGTAGCGTCTGCATTGACCATGGCTGGTGTGCTCGATTACACCCCTGCACTGAATGCAAACTTGAACGTTGATGACACCGGCAACACCTTTGCTGGAGTATTGATGGGCAAATTCCGCGTTTACATTGACCCATATTCTGCCAACGTTTCTGCTAACCAGTACTACGTTGTTGGATATAAGGGAACTTCCCCTTATGATGCAGGACTCTTCTATTGTCCTTATGTTCCCCTCCAGATGGTTCGCGCCGTTGGAGAGAACACCTTCCAGCCCAAAATCGGATTTAAGACTCGCTACGGCATGGTCGCTAATCCATTCGCTGAAGGCACCAATGCCGGTCTTGGTAGACTTAAGGGTAATGCTAACCGCTACTACCGTCGCGTTACCGTTAAAAACCTCATGTGATCCGTATTCACACGGTTTTACAAGACTCCCTTCGGGGGGTCTTTTTTTTGTATCTAAATAATCAGGTAGAGATATACAAAAAAATGCCCTTTCATATCAAAACTCCAAGTGTCATGAATCCCACGATTGGTGACGTATATTATAAAAGTGATAATAAATGGACGGAGACTTATGCTGATAGAAAAGTCTATACAAATGAGTCTGATGCTAATGCTGTAAAAGCAACTACAGTTACCAATAATGGTGTAACTTATGCACCTAAGCACTATGCAAATTCAACAGTAGTTAGCGAGTAATGGCAACCAGAAAAAAACCCGCAGATAGACCTGGGAATCCCATTGAGAATAGAAACTTCTTAGCACCAACTGGTTTTAAGTTTGCATTGAAGAGAAGTCCTGCTGCGGCATTTTTCTGCAACCAAGCAAATATTCCATCATTGGATCTTGGGGTTGCTCAACAAACAAGTTATCTTAAAGACATTGATATTCCTGGAGATAAAATTGTCTTTGGCGACTTAACTCTTAGATTTTTAGTTGATGAAGATCTCTTCAACTATATGGAAATTCAAAATTGGATAAGAGGTTTAGGGTATCCAGAGAAACTAAGTCAATTAGAAGATCTTAGTAAGGATGGAAAAATTATTAGTAAATTTGGGCAGAAAGGTGAAAACATTTATTCTGATGCCACACTACAAGTTTTAAGCAATAATCTTGTTCCCAAATTTCAGGTAATGTTTAAAGATGTATTTCCATATTCGTTATCAACTATTACTTTCGATGCAACTGATACAGATATTGAGTACTTTACAGCAGACGTGAGTTTCAAGTATACTATCTATGATATGCAGGATATGTCCGGAAACACTTTATGATTGATCTTGATAAACTTCAAGAGATGTGGGAAAAAGATTCAAAAATTGATAGAGACAATCTACATGATGAATCATTAAGTATCCCCTCTCTACATGCAAAATACTTTGAACTTTATAATACACTTTTTCTTTTAAGAAAGAAAGCAGAGCAACAAAGAAAAAATATAAGACACGAACGTTATGAATACTTCAGTGGTAAAGCAGACCCTGATGTATATGTTGAATCTCCATTTCCTAAAAAAATTAGAGATAAAGATACAATGCAAAAGTATCTTGATGCTGACGAAAAACTATCTACAGTATGTTTAAAGATTGATTACTATGATACGATGCTTGTCTATATTGAGAGCATACTGAAACAGATAACTAATAGAACTTATCAAATTAAAAACGCAATAGAATTTATGAGGTTTAATTCGGGGCTAGGATAATGGATGAAGAATTCGAACCAAGTCAAAATTTTGATTACTCAGTTAATTTAACCATAGAAGATATTTACCTCTTACATCACTGTGTTTTAAGGAGAATAGAAAAATGGGAAGGAGCTCCTGCTAGACATCCAATGGAACAGCAACATCTTTGGTACTTAAGAGATTCTTTGTATAGAATGATATTAGAATATAAGTTTGAAAATATGTAATAAATATTAGTAGATGAATGGATCATCGTGATTGATACGACTGCCAATCTTGTTATATCTAAATCAAACGAAGTATTTTTAAAAATTAATACTGAACCTCATATTGAATACGAACTTAGAGACCACTTTAAGTTTGAGGTTCCTAATGCAAAATTTATGCCACAGTATCGTGGAAGGAATTGGAACGGAGAGATTCACCTTTACGATATGCGGTCTAAACAGATCTATGTTGGTCTGTTAGATAAAATTGTCCAGTTCTGTGATAACTATGGATACAGTTATAAGTTTGAAGATAATAAATTTTATGGAACTCCTTTTGAAGAGAATAATCATATTTCCTTAGAAGGTGTTAAGGATTATATGAACTCTATTTGTTCTCACACTCCTCGTAAATACCAAGTTGAGGGAGTATACGGTGCTCTAAAGCATAACAGAAAGTTACTGATAAGCCCCACTGCTTCTGGCAAATCATTGATGATCTATTCTCTCGTAAGATACTACGTAGACCGAGGAGAAAAAATCCTTTTAGTTGTTCCAACGACATCTCTCGTAGAGCAGATGTACAAGGATTTTCTTGATTATGGTTGGAATGCTGAGTCATATTGTCACCGTATCTATTCGGGTAGGGAAAAAAGTAATGAAGCTCCAGTCACAATTACAACTTGGCAATCTGTATATAAACTAGAGAGATCTTTCTTTGAAGACTATGGTGTTATTATAGGTGATGAAGCACATTTATTCAAGTCTAAGTCTCTAATACAGATCATGACCAAACTTCATCATGCAAAGTATAGATTTGGATTTACTGGAACTTTAGACGGCACACAGACGCACAAGTGGGTCTTAGAAGGATTGTTTGGACCATCATACAAAGTAACAAGAACTGATGAATTGATGAGACAAGGACATCTTTCCCAACTTGATATTCAGTGTCTTGTACTTAAGCATCCTCCACAAAAGTTTGATGTATATGAGGATGAGATACAGTATTTAATAGGTCATGAACAACGTAATAATTTTATTAAAAATTTAACACTTGATCTTAAAGGTAACTCATTGGTTCTTTTTCAAAGAGTAGAATCCCATGGTGCTATACTCTATGATAAGATAAATAAGAATAAGGGTGACAACCGTAAGGTATTTTTTATACA